TGGGTCGAGGCAATCACCAGGAAGGATTTGGACCTTCTGCATCCACACCTCCTGATACGACTCCTTACTATTCATCACCACCTCCTGTAACGAGTCCTTACTATTCATCACCACCTCCTGTAACGACTCCTTATTATTCGTCACCACCTCCTGTAACGACTCCTTATTATTCGTCACCACCTCCTGTAACGACTCCTTACTATTCGTCACCACCTCCTGTAACGACTCCTTATTATTCGATACCACCTCCTGTAACGACTCCTTATTATTCGATACCTCTCTCTAATTCTCCTTCCATGTCCTATTATAGTTCTCCTTCATACAGCCCCTCTGCAAATTATGTAGCACCAGTGACGCAACCCTTTATGATGACGACGGCTCCTTTTGTAAATCAGACTCAGCAACAGAATCAGCAATCGACTACACAACCGAATCAGCAACAACAACCTTTTGTAATACAAGTCCAGCAACAGCAGCAACAGCAGCAGCAACAAGTCCAGCAACAACAGCAACAACAGCAACAATTATTCCCACAACAGCAACAACAACAACAAGTCCAGCAACAGCAAAAGCAGCAGCAATACAATCAATATGCGCAACAACAGATAGGTTCTCAAATTCAACCTACTATGAATTTGATGACAGTACCTCTTCTACGTCAAAATGGGATGTCAGGACAACAAATAGTGACGAATCCGTATGTGACCACCCCATACATGACGAATCCATATATGACGACACCCTATGGAACGACTTATCCAATGTACCGAGGTCCGAGCGCACCTAGTGTGACAACAACACCTTATTATTCGACTTCACCTTATTATGCTACGACAACGCCTTACTCGTCGGTTCCAGAGACAACCTACAACTCCTCTGTAACGACAATGCCTTATGGTTCTCAACAGGGGTATGGGGCAGGGGCGATGATTTCGATAGAAAACAAATCAGCTTCAGGTACACCCAGTTCTACAGTTTCCATTCCTGTGTCGACATTGAATATTTATCCATCCCTGTTGGTGGATTTGTTAAAAATCTTTCAACCCACGGGTTAAAACGAGAGATTACGATTACAGAGGGTTTAAAAAATTGATTTTTTGTTGCGAATGATTTACATTTGCAACAAAATGGTGAAAAATACAACAGGTGGTTCCTCACACAAGCGTTTTGCGAGAAAAAACCAATCTTCTGGAAAGGCCACTACGTGGGACAAATCTGACCCGCTTCTTTTGGAGGTATCCGTCATGAAGCCATTGGGCGATTGTCGTTTCCAGGTGCAAACGAAAGAACGAAAAACCTTGTTGTGTCATGTAAGTAGTCGGTTTTCTGGAAGGTTCAAACACAGCAATTTGGTGATTGTTTCATCCGTATTGTTGGTATCTTTGCGGGATTACGAATGTCCTCCCAAACATTGCGATTTCTTGCAAAAAATATCTGATACGACACCTGTCGATTTCTTTACAGTCCATTTGGACGGTTACAATGCAGCTGCCGAAATGGAATTGGATATCTTTCAACGCCATGCCGATGTACCTTCTGTCATTGGTGAAAAGATTGCCCTTCCTCTTACAAAAAGGGTCGAAGAAGATGAAGAACAAGTGGATTTCGACGCCATTTAATAAACATTTCTTTACATGGTTTGAAAAGGGCCTTACAGGGTGGATTATGTGTTTTTTTTACAAGGATTGGAAAAGGGCCTTACAGGGTGGATTATGTGTTTTTTTCACACGGATTGGAAAAGGGCCTTACAGAAGGGTTTGTGGGGTTGTGTTAGATGTAAAAAAAACATGTTGGGTATGTATATTGAGCATGGAATTGGTAATTCCGGTTGCCGCTTTAGCCGGCATGTATTTTTTAAACAAATCGAAAACGTCGGAGCCGAAGCCGTTTGAAAACTTTACGAGCAACAACGACATTCTGAATGTGAATTTTCCAACGCAGGATGGCGACATTCGTGACGCGGATTCCCCGGAAGAGGTGACATCGGCACTTTCGACTGGAAATCGTTATGAAGGTGTGGGTGTCTATACTGACAAATACTTTACTCCGAATTCCGACATGGGTATGTTGAAGACAAAAGGTCCTGCCATGGCTTCTCAGCCGGGAAAATTTGATTCTATGATTGGTACCAACGTCGACAGCAGCTATTTTAAGCACAACAATATGGTACCTTTTTTTGGCGCCAAGATGCGTACTACTCATCGCGAAAGTAATGGTAACGAAAGTATTCTAGACAACTACACTGGCTCGGGTAGTCAAGTCATCAACAAAAAGGAAGTCAGCTCTCTGTTTTCCCCCCATGAAAGTTTAAGTTACGCGTACGGTGCCCCCAACCAAAACGACTTTTACGCCTCTCGAGTCAATCCCTCTCTGAAAATGTCCAATGTCAAACCCTTTGGTGAAGTCAAAGTCGCGCCTGGTTTGGGTCTTGGATACACGGCAGAAGGCGCCGGCGGTTACAACTCCGGTATGGCCATGCGTGAAAAATGGGTGGACCGTGGCGTCGACGAACTCCGCGTAAAAACCAACCCCAAAGCCTCTGGATACGGCCTTTTTGGTCACGAAGGACCCGCCCTTTCTTTTGTTCAAGAACGTGGCAGTCTAGGACGACAAGAAAAAAACCGCGTCGACACCACCTATGAAATCGGCGCTGACCGACTCATGACAACCACAGGTGTCGTACAGGGTAACCTTCAGATACCTACAATTATTGAGCGTGATGTAGCGCGTCCGGAGACGTCGCAGGAGTATGCGGGTGTGGCGAAAATGTCGCAGCAATCAGGTTCGAATCATTATGTGGATGGTGAGTACCAGGTACCGCGCAATATAGAGTTAGGTTCGTATCCGTTGCGTCCTGCGGTGGCCAAAGGCAAGTATTTGGCGACGGACGGGGATTATTCGATACAATCGAACCGTGCTTATTTGAACAATCGTACGTTGTCAACGAATACCGGAACGGATTATTTTGGAGCAGTGCGAGGTGCATTGACAGAGGCAGTGGCGCCTTTGATGGACATTTTGCGTCCGTCGCGCAAAGAAAACTCGGTGGGTACATTGCGGCCTTATGAAAACCCGAAAGCATCCGTGCCTTTGACCTATGTATACAACCCGAATGACCGTACCAAGACGACATTGCGCGAGGCCACGGAAACATCACCGATGCACTGGAATATTTCGGCGAACCAGCGAGGAGGTGCTTATGAGACGACGCCACACCAACCGATTGAAAATGCACGATACAAGACAAGTGACCATTATTATGCGGGCAATGCGAGTGCAGGAGAAGGAACAAAACAGATGCGACCGGTGGATGCCGAATTCAATCAAAGAAACAACAATAAAAAGGCGAGTACCAATGTAGGATATACGACGAGTGGTAATATTGATTCATTCAATCCTCAAATGAATGTAGAGGTCTCGACACAAAGGGCCAACCTGTTGAGGAACAAGAGGGATGTAGTACCTACATTGGCAGTAGGATTGCCAGATGTATCGACGATGGGTCAGCAAACGACACGACAAATGTCGCAATTGTATTCGGCACAACATTTGGACCGTAACGATGGTTCGGTGCTTTCGTCGTTGAAAACGAATGAGTATGCAATTCCAATGGTTCGTTCTTTGTAAGCATTTTCTAAGAAGTAATATAACGAGATATCCAATCAAAAAAGATGGCTCAATTGGAACAATTTCATTGGATAGCGATTGTTGTCATGGTCCTTATTTTGCTGATTTGTTTGATAGGCATCGGCGTTTTGATGTCCGGAATGACCAATTCTTCCATCATTTACCCCACTATAAAAAATGCCTGTCCCGATTACTGGATGTCAGACCCCACCGGCCTACTGTGTTTGATTCCTTCCATCAATAGCAAAAATACCATCGTCAATCCTTCCAGTCTTAGTACTACCAACACACCTGGTATTCAATTGAATTCTTCCAGTGCTCCTTATGCCATTAATTTCAACGATATAGGTTGGGCTACAGGAGGCAAGACCGCCATCTGTCGACAAAAACTATGGTGCATCAACAACAAAATCTCTTGGGATGGTGTAGACAATTACAATAGCTGCTAAAAACAATATATTCGAAGGAAATATTTTGTTTTTATTCGACAGGGAAAAAAACATGGCTCCGCTTTGTAGAAATGCCTTACAGGGGTTTGTTTGGCTCCGCTTTGTAAAAATGCCTTACAGGGGTTTGTTTGGCTCCGCTTTGTAAAAATGCCTTACAGGGGTTTGTTTGGCTCCGCTTTGTAGAAATGCCTTACAGGGGTTTGTTTGGCTCCGCTTTGTAGAAATGCCTTACAGGGGTTTGTTTGGCTCCGCTTTGTAGAAATGCCTTACAGGGATAATGTTTTGTTTCCATACCGTGTCTGGTACAACAAGAATGGTACAATGTACAAAACAACGACCAACAGAGGTAACAAGGAGCTGTATTTCCAGGAAGCAAACCATGACGACAAAAGCACGGAAGATACCATCATACAAGAATCTGCCACGATGGCCCATGCATTTACTTCTTGAATATATTCTTTAAATACATCCACTATCTGGTTATGATTTGCTGGCAACAACAACATGGCCACTCCAAACAGAGTGTCGTGAATCACTTGCACGGCGAGGGCCAGTCCTAGAAAACCCAAGAGGGAAAAGGTGGAAAAAAAAGAGGGATACAAAAAACGAGCAATCAGTATGCCGATAAAGAGTATAAAAATATCGGCCATAACGGCACCGATACCGAAGAGGTGATACCATTTGGCGAGTTTGGATGAATAAAAGACGCCTGCAATCATCATGGAAAGAAAGAGCATATCGGTAACGAGGACGGCGATGAAAATGGAAAGATAATCGGATGTTTTATCAAAACGAGAAATATCAGCAAAAGGAAAACTCATTCTTTGTCATAGTATAAGAAAATACATGTCGTCTGTCAAAGTCTATGCTGATATTTACGGTGTATCTACTACTTTTGTGGATGTGAGTAATGTTTGTATTCAGCGTCGAAGACGTGCTTTGTTTGTGCCTCCACCCACTCGTTTGGAATTGCAAGAGAGTCCATATTTATCGAATACAGAATACCAATTAAACATGCGTCGCAAGGCGGAAATTTTCAAGTATGCAAATCCTACGACTGGCAAGACGAGAAAACAAGCCTTTTCACAATTGGCCAATACGTCGATTTCGAATCGAAACTATACGCAAGAACAATTGCAAAACATCCTAGAGGGTAATATATCATGTATACCGACCCACAATTTGGTACCCACCCCATCAACTTCTTGTGACGTACCAGGACCCGTGTTTGATTTGTATCTAGACACTGCCATTCCTTTGTACAATTATTCCGTTTCGCCAGACGCCGCATCGCAATTGTTTACTGTTGATAAAACCGACTATTTGACATACATTACGAATGATTTTCCTGTCAGCACAACAACTTCACTGTCGGAATTGTTTGTCTTGTATATCAACAACAATATCAAGAATCCATTGACCAATTTCAGTTTCAAATTGCCCTTTACTGTGACGAGCAACCAAAATCTAACAGACGGATTTATTGCGAATCCCTATGTCTATTGTTATTACAATTCAAAACTTATTTCAACAAATGATACCAATGGCTCCTATGCCACCAAGGCCTTTCTAACAGGTTCCTATCCCACTGTCCAAATTTCGTATTATCCTACCAATGTTGCTACTGTTTGGAGACTGGAATTGTTGGTAAACAACTTTTTGATGACCACGACACCAGGATTTATACTGGATATCAAAACCATTCTTGTACCTATGAAAGGCACCTCTTGCACTATTGTCGGAAACCCTACAGGAGGAAGTGGATTGGTTTTGACAGCAGTATAGGTTTACGTACAAGTTGTCAATTTGTTACCATGGCGTCCATGTTTGTACAGGGTTTGTGGACGTCCGAGATTGCATGACATTGTACATGGAAGGAGAAAGAAAAGTGGGTTGCGAAGACGAAAGAAAAGTGGGTTGCGAAGACGAAAAGACAGTTTGTTTGTATGAGTTTTTTGAAAACAGAGGTGGAAAAGTGGTGGGTTTGGGTGTGGGGGATGGTGTAAATATGTCCATTTTTTGTTGTAATGCTTTTTTGAGGTCGAATCCCAAAAGTGACAAGAGAACCAGGGCAACAGCAAAGCAAATAATTATGACTTTTCGTTCAGGTAGTTTCATGTCGTGACACTCTCTTATAGTACGTGGTGATATTCGTTTGATACAAAATAAAATAATATAGGCAAAGTGTAAATTATTATGTCTTTATTCAGTATTGATACGTTTTATTTCCTTAGTTTAGGCATCATTGGTCTTTTGATTGTGTTGTTGATTTTCCATTTCCGGAACAAGATTGTCTTTTTGGAAAAGCAGGTTCAGGGGTTGCATGGTATCGCAACTGAATTGGTAAACGATGTGAAACGTGCCAATGCTTTTTCTACGAGGGTATCGACGAGGGGGTCGGATTCTTTAGAGAATATGGTTTTGAAGAAAGGGGGTCTGGCTTCAGGATATGATATTTTCGATTTTTCCAAACAACCCATTTTGGAAGAAGGGGACGAGGACGATGAAGATTATGAAGATGATGAAGATGATGAAGAGCTAGAATATGACCCTCATGCACCTCCTATCGTCATTGGTTCCGTTATCGAATCGAGTGATTTGAATGTCCAAGAAGTTGTGTCTCCTCCTGAAGAAACAAATATACCCCTGTCTGAAGAAGGCCCTACAGGGGGTGTCATGGAAGAAGTAGAAATAGTAGAAGAAATAGAAATAGTAGAAGAAGTAGAAATAGTAGAAAATGTGGAAGAAGTGAATACTAAGGAGGATGAAAAAGTGGTGGAAGAAAACTGTGTCATTCATGTGGTGGAGGAGGACGACAATATGACGGTGGCGACGACTGATTCGATATCCAAGTGGCCGGTGGCCAAGTTAAGGCATTTTGCGCATTCTGAGCGTGGTATCGAGGGAGTTGCCAAGATGAAAAAGGCTGAGTTGTTGGTATTGTTGAAGGAGTAAAGAATTTGTGTTTTTTGTATAATTATTTTGTCGTATTATATCAACTCTCTTGATACAATACAATGGATAAGCAGGTTGGTACTTCTCTACAGAATGCGTATCCCGTCATCAAAGAAACGATTCCTGCCAGTCGTCTTGGTTATGATTCCAACAATGTGTATGCAGGATTTCCGCCTTTAATGTCCGATGGTCGGGTTGTGTTGGCTGCACATCAGCCCGATGCTGTGGTGAACCAGCAATTGATTGTTGACCATGGAATTCAATCCAATTGGGAGTACCGACGATTTTTGCAGGAAAATGCGCAAATGGTCATGGAAACCAATATGAGAGAGGCATCGAATGACTGTGGATATTACAATCGATGGATTGATTACAAAATGCAATTGAAGGAGCCAATTATGTATAATTCGTTGTTGGACAACCGGCAGCCGGAATTTTATGAAAACAGTGACTTGAAGCAGATATATTTAAGTCGTGAACAATTGGATGCCATGAAAATGGCGCCCACATTGAAATGAATATCATTTTTTGCGGTATACACTTGCTTCTTCTGTCAGAAAGCAAGTATATAGAAAATGACATTGTCTTCCGGGTGCCTTCTTAGTTTCGATGTCGGTATCAAGCATCTTGCTTTTTGTCTTTTGGATGTATCAGGTGGTCCTGTTGCATGGGACTGTCTCAATCTTGTTACTGAAGCTCCTCCTCTTTTGTGTCATGTTTCTTGTCGTCGAAAGGCGGTCTATGTTTCGCCAGAGGGTGCAGGGTTTTGCAAGAAGCATGCTGAAAAATCGTCCGCGTATTTTTTGCCTGTGGGTTCTTTGTCCAAGATGTCCAAGGAAGATTTGGTGACCAGGTTGGAGGGGAAGGGTTTGTCGACGACGGGTTCCAAAGAGGTAATGAAGAAGGAAGTACAGAGGAGGACCCTAGCGATGGTGAAAAAGGCACCCAAGGCGTCGGAGTTGTCGTTGATAGAGGTGGCGAGGACGGTGACAAAGAGGTTGGATGTTTGTTTGCCGGTGGCTAGCTTGACGGGGTTGAAAGCGGTATTGATTGAGAATCAAATCTCGCCGATTGCGACGCGTATGAAAACCTTACAGGGGGTGTTGACGGAATATTTCGTGATTCGATTTCCCGAGGTGGCCATCCATTATGTTTCTTCAGGAAACAAGTTGCGCAAGGCTGGAGAAGAAGATAAGGAAAGAACATACAAGGAAAACAAGACGCTGGCTGTGGACAGGTGTAGAGAGGCCTTACAGGAGGGTAGTGAATGGCGGTGTTTTTTTGATGAATGGAAGGGGAAACGAGATGATTTGGCGGATTGTTTTTTGCAGGGGAAGTGGTGGCTACATAAAGATTCAGGTAAAGGTACCATTCACGAGAAAAGATAAATCAAGAAAAAAAAAGAGTTGAGCGAAAAAAAGAGGATGAAAGTAAAAAAAGAGGATGAGAAAAGTGCGGCAACAAAACGCCTTTTTTCTTGTTGGGCTATCATAAATCGAGCATCGCACTATGAACGACATTATCGATATTGGTTTGGAAAATTTCGATGTTCCGAAACCGACGTCGGAAGGTTCGTCGGGGGGAGGTTTAGAATTCTTGTTAAACATGGGTGGAGGAGGGTCCCGAGGCGGACCTCCAGTGAACAACGACACCATGAAATTGGGCGACTTGAAACAGTTGGAAAGCGAACTAAATAATTTGACGGATACGAAATCTGTATCGGGAGGTTATGGTTTGGAAGAGTCGAAAATTGGGTTGGCATCCGCCGAAGGTTTGCAACAATCGACTGCGAGGACATGGGATGGGTTTTCCAAGATGGGTTCGGAAGTGCCCTTGTCTTCGGCTTCGGCGTCTTTGTTGACGGACCGTGAAAAGAACAAGAAAAAGCGCATCATGTTGAAGCGGTTGGAAGAGTGGCAGCGCAAGGGTTTGTTGGGTTCCAACAGTGGAGGATTCAGTATGGATTCTTCGTATGAGGATGTGGAGGACGAGTATGAGACGGTGATGGAGGACAAGAGGAAGCAGGAGAGTGTCAAATTACAGAAGCATTGGTTTTTGACGGGTATCAATACGATTGAATTTTTTAATTCGATGGTGAATCCGTTTGATTTGGATTTGACGGGGTGGGGTGAGAAGATGTCGGAGGACATTGACGACGACGACGAGATTTTTGCTGAACTGTATGAAAAATACAAGGGGGGTAAATTGGCGCCAGAAGTATCCTTGATTTTGCGTGTGGCCACGTCGGCCATTTTGATAAACATGACCAACAAGATGGTATCGGCGGCGACGCCTGGGTTGTCGGATGTGTTTCGTCAGTCGCCGGATTTGATGAATGCTTTTATGAAGGCGACGGTGGATTCTTTGAATACGGCTGGACCCGCAGGTGGTGGGGCGCCTGGGCCTACAGTGAATCCAATCTTCAAGGACATGTTCAGTCAGGAGTTCAAACCGAAGCAGCAGGGACCGCCTCCGGCGCCAGTAGAAACCAAGAAAATGGCTGCGCCACCTCGTCCGGGTACATCGATGCAATTCAATATGTCCCGACCTGACTTGCGAAGTGCCGTAGGTGGTTTGGACATCAATGAAGGATTTGGTTCAGTACAAGAAAAATCGTCGTTGCGACCCACTGAACCGACATCGAATTTTGCACCACCGCCGACACAGTCTTTTAAGTCGACAGAGTCTTTCAAGTCGACAGAGGGGTCTTTGAGGCCGGACATGAGGGGTCCATCTCCTACGGATTTGGACACGATATTGGCTGGATTAAAGAGAAAGGAGGTGGTGAATGATGTGGAGAATCAGTCGGTAACAAACAAGGTATCATTTGCGTCGATGGACGATGAGATAAGTGTTATTTCGATGCGTGATTTAGAAAACGGTGGTGGTTACAAGAAAAAGACGGGTAAAAAGGGTCGACCGAGAACGTCGGAACGTTCGATTAGCATCGATTTGTAATGATTGGAAAAAGGTTTTCGACAAGGAATGTATACGTATTGTTCCTTGTCGAGATGGATACGACACAGACAATGTTTGAAATGTACAAAAAAGACCCCTCTGTGAACACGGTTATGTACTTGTATCAAGACGCCCTACAGGGAGGTGTATTGTGTGATGGGAAACCACAAAAAAAAATGGATTCAGACGGGTACACCAAGATATTGTTTCCACAAGATTCGAAGCATTCTGATTTGCGTATGCAACTCTTTGGTAATCAATATCGTCTTCATGCGTTGTATGTTTTTTCTGAATCTATTCATGAATCCCTGTTTTCCGATTCTGTTGTGGGAGAGTTATTGTTGGAATACAAACCGGTAACACGAGGACAATCACGTATCATGATATGTATTTGTCTTGTAGCGGGTGTTCAGGGTAACGGTGTTCAAGAGACGGATGATACCATGGTATTATCGGGTCATTCGGGGGATATGAAAACTTTGTTGACTTCTTATTTTGCGAATGGTATCGGTGGTGTGGAAGAAGCATGGTTGTATCATCATGATACAATTGTGGTGATGAAACGTCCTATGGATTCTGGAAGTTGGGTTCGAAACGTAACAACAGGGGTGAATGTGGATGGTTTGGACCGTGATTTTGACTTTCCTTTTTTGACGGATACGTTGGTAGACATACATGTGCAACATCATGGTATTTCCCAGAAAGAAAAGGTGGGGGCTACATCGTCGCCTTCTTTTGTGGGGTCTATGTTTTCCTGGTGGGGGGGTGATGACAAGGAGGGGTTTCGCGAAGGGCTTGATTTCGAAAAGGATTTGAATCAAGCGGATATGGGGGCAGGTTTTGGTTCTTTTAGTAGTACGATTCAGCAATCGGCGCAACAATTCAACCAGGCGGGTGAGGATTATGTCTTTGATTTCAATAAAAAGAAGTCGACAGGCGATGCGCCTACCGAGGCAACCTCGTCACAATTTGTGGATTGTGTCCCTATTTATGACAATGCTGACCAAGTCTCGACATTTGTAATTCCGTATGGAACGACCTTGTCGGACGAAGCCACCAAAATGTTCATGACGGGGACGTTTCAAATGTTTTACACATTGTTGGTGGCCTTTGTTATTTTGTTTTTAACGCCCATTTTGTACAAAGGTTATTTTGCTGTGGCGATGCGGCGCGGGTCCTCGGACGACCCCGAATATGGAAACAAAATCACGTATTCGACCAATTTCCATTTCATGTTGTATTCGATATTGATGATTCTGGGTGTTTTGATAGACGCAGTAGTGTATACACAGAACACGACAGAACTTGGTTTTTCCATCATGTTGATGGTGTTTGTGGTGTGTACCTATATGTTTACTTTGTTGTTGCGAAGTGCTGGTTTCGATGAAAAAGTGTATGGCAACATGCATACAAGATATTCCATGTCAGAATTGACAATGTTGTATTATCGATTCATGGGGGAAAATTATGATGGATTGTATTCCTTTTGGATACCTGCTGTGTTGGTGGCGGTTGGGTTCGGTATTTCGATAGGAATTTACCAAAGCAAGTCGGGGACAAAGGATATGCCGTTTGGTGCCATGATTTCATTGTTTTTCATTGGTTTGTTTTTGGTATTGTCGACGATGGGTACTTTTATGAAAAAAGCGCAACGAATGCGTGCTGCCGAGGTGATTCACTGAGTTGGAAACTCTGCTATGAAAATAAGAGAATAAAAAAAGGAAATCTTATTTAGAAACATGGATGCGGCTGTTATTGTACAAAACATACCAAATTCAGAAGTGATACAGATTTCTTATCAACGTCAGTTACCTGCCAATTTCGTTGTTTTGATAAGAGATGTCATTGTCGAGAAAATAAACATGTACAATTCGTTTACGATTCATTTAGACTTGCAGGGTTTGAATATTACAACTCTGATGAATAGCAAAGGATGGATAGACCATTTTATGCATCATTTTGATGCCGTAAATTACGAGTCTTTTTTGCGTAATGTCTATATTTACAATGCGCCTTTTATTGCGAAACCGTTGTATTCCATCATTTCTCGCTATGTGCGCAATATCAAAGAACGAATCGTCTTTGTTCCCAAAAGCAAAAAAGGGGAAAAAAAAAATGAGTCTTGATAATGTACAACTTCTTGTTGTCATAATACATCTGGAAATGTGGGACCTTCTTTTCCAAATGTATTTTGTCTTGGTGGGGCTCTTTCTTGTCATCATGACTTTTGTGTTGTATTTTCGACAAGAATGGAATGTGCATCAAGAAGGTTTATCCACGGCCAATATAACTCGTCTTGCCGCCATCACGTATGCATTGGAACAAATTCCCAAGACCATCCCCGTCGATGATTATGCTGCCATTCGCGACAATGTCCAGGCAATGATTGGATTAACGAATCAATTGGAAGTAACAAATCCATTGAATGAAAAAGCATTTCAAAAATACCGAGCAGAGATGCAAAACAATGTCGACATGTGTTTGAAAACCTTACAGGAGAAAAATGCATCCAAGGTATTGAAGGAACAAATTTTTGATTTGATAATGGATTCATTGAACAACAATTTTACGCTGCCTTATTAGTATTGTTCAATTTTAAATTCAGCAAATATTGTTGAATCGTATTGACAATGATGGCGTTGGTCATGTTGGTTGAATGAATAAGACCATTGATAAAGGGGTCTGAAAAACTGGCCAATTGCAAAGAGGCTACTTTTTGGTCGTACGAGGTTTGGTTGTCAAACACAATGGCACCGACAGTGGCTACCAAAATCGGGTCAGATGTGCTACTGGGGTCAATAAATTGAGACAAAACGGTATAGGACGAATTGGCGAGACCTTCTTGAAACCATTGTTCCAACAATTGGCGTTTGCGGTTCGAACAACAGCGAACAAATGTAGCAACGGAAATGACAAACAACAGAAACACACCCAAGAACAATGTTTTCATGGATTGTCGCATGGACTATACAAAGGGGTCAGAAAAAGGGATTAAAGAATTGATGATTATGGTTTCTATCGATATCTATGTCGTCGTCGTCTACCCGCGTGTCCAACCGTTCTATTGGTTATGTCAAATGGTTCAACAAAAAGCAGGGCTTTGGTTTTATCCATGTCCTCGACGGTCTACAAAAAGACCAGGACATTTTTGTCCACTTTTCGTCACTGCGTGTCCCTATCGCGGCCGTGGGTCAGAAACTGGACCCCTCTGCCTATGGGCAACAGACAGGTTACAAGTACTTGATTCAGGGTGAGTATGTCGAGTTTTTGATTGAAAACGCAGTCAAGGAGAATCACAAATTCCATGCGGTCGACGTGACTGGTATTTACGAGAACAACATTTTGTGTCATACACGACAGGAGAATTCGGTCCAGCGTTATCCGACAGGTTCTTCTCGTCCTGCGCGTGCACATTCTTCTAGTTTTGCTTCCGAATAAAAGAAACGATGGATAAAAATATTATTTTTATCGACCGTTTATTATTTCTTTCTTT